TGTTTGATCTAAAGTAGCTTTTAATTTTTGTTTTTTTTCATCTGCACCAGCAGTCGCAGTAGATATTGTTGCGTTAACATCGTCGTCTGGTTTAAATTTTTTGTCTTTTCCAAAAAGATATGTAGTATATTTATCTGACGATGCATCAAGATCTTTTTTTAATTCTTCTCTTTTTTTATTTTCAAATTCATCAACTTCTTTCATGCTTCTGAAAACTGTTGGCGATGGTTCTGTTGAACCTTGAGCATTTTGTTGTGGTTGTTGTTCTAAGTCTGTCGCGGCGGTAGCTCTAAAAACGCTTATAGTACTTTCATATGCTGCTCTATCTCTTTGTTCTCGGGCTTCGGCCGCCTGTGATACAGCGCCTTTTTCTACTTTTATTATTGTTTCTTCTTGTTTTACTTCGGCGTCGATGGCGTCTTCCAGTTCTGCTCGGTATTTTTCATCGACAACACCCTCAGAAAAACCTAATTCTTTTGCTTTTTTCTTAGCTTCAACAGTAAGTTCTTCATCTATTGTTTCTATTTTTGCTGAGTCTTCTTTGAGTTGTTTATCTAAAGCAGGTAAACCTCCTTCAAATGAAAGCGCATTCTGTTCTCTAGCAGCCATTTCTTCATTTTTTGCTTTTGCCTTTCTAACGGCTTCCGCCCTTTGATCAAACTGAAATTTTTTAAGAGCTGTTTCTAGGACATTTAAGGATTGCATTTCTGCATAATCATAGGTAATTGAAAGACTTAAATTCATTAACTGATCTGTTGAATAGTCTAAACTACCAAAATCTATTGAATTAAAAATTGGATTGTTTATTATCCATCTTTCGATTGGAAAACCAGATGAATCTAATTCATAAATATATATTTTATATATACTATTATCTTTACTAAAAAAATTATAAAATATATTATATCCGTCTTTCTGATCGTCCCCACTTTCCATATCATCAAGAGCACGACTAGTCAATTTATAACCATTTTTTAATAAAAAATCATAAAAATATGATTGTGCAGAAATGTTAGCGGTATCTTTCACAAGCCCTTCTGTGCTTATATGAGCTGGTTCGGAAAAAGATAAAATATTTTGATCAAATTTTATTCCATTTACCTGCTTATTTTCATCATCAATATATAATGGATTTTGCGCGTCTTTTGTAACTTGAGAATAATCTTTAATACCTATATTTTTATGATTTGATTTAGCGCCATTAGTTGGGCCATAAACTCCCGGTCTTCCGGCATTTAAGGCATTATATGTTGGTATTTTATAATCAAATGAGTCATCTTCGCCGGTAGTCCAAGGATCTACAAGGAATTTTGCATTATTATTGTTTATTTTTCCGTCTGAGCTAACTTCTCCCTCTATTCTCATATCGACAATTGTGAGATCTATCGGACTCCAAGTTGGAGTTTTTGGAAAATTAATAGTAAAGGTATTGTGTAATTTTTTTTGTACTGTCTCTATCTTTACTGACGGTTTTTTACATTTAACAGCAAAAAACGATAACTGATTTAAAATTTCTTGTTCTTTTGTATCAATTGATAAAAATTTAATGCGCCATCTGTATGACTTTTTTTCAATCATAGTAGATGGCGCATTAAAGAAGTGCATATTTTATTTTACTCCAATTTTTCTTAGTCTAGACCAGCAAATGTAGCCCAATCAAATCTGATTGTTAAATCAAATGACATAATTGCATCTGTGTCATAATCCATGCCAGTTAATGTGGTATTTGTAACAAATGCGTTATTTAATGTCCATCTTTCAATTACCGTTCCATCAGATGCTAACTGATCGATTTCTGCTGTTTTAATTATTGCTCTTGCCTTAGCGATTGTAGAATAATCGGTAGTAATATCCGGTGGGGCGCCGTTTGGAAAATTATAGCCAGAACCAACTAGATAACGATATAGTTCCTTGGTTGCATTTGGGGTTACTGGTTCAGCAACCGTGCAAGTTACTGGATCCCAATCTACTTTTCCTGGAAAATAAAATTTCTTATCTAGGAAGCTGTGTGCAACTTCTGTTACTTTAAATGTTGGTCTTGAAACTTTTTTAATTATCCAAGATGGCATGAGTGCATTTCCTGCTCCCATTCCGCTTAATGTTAGTTTGTACTTAAATGAACGCTTAGGTTCAGTAGATGGATCACTCCAAAATGCCATGTTATTTGTTCTCCTAAATTATATAGTATTATCTTAAAATTATTCTGTAAATACAGCGCCAGTATTTGTAATTACGAAATCAACTGCAATGTATTCGATTGTTCTGGTTGGCTTCAACAAGATTTTTGCATACATAGTGTTTCTATCAATTAAATCTGCTGTTGTTGTTCTGCCATCTAGAATAACTCTGAAATCTTCTAAACCAAAATTCGATTTAACCAAAGTCAAGAATGGATTTACTCTGCTCTTGAAGTTATTCCAAGTTGCTTGGACATTTGGCTCAAATAGAACGCCTTTTGCAGCAACTCCAACATTTCTCTTAATATAGTTCAATAATCTGCGAACGTTTACTCTGCTCAATGCCGATGGTTGCGCTTGTAGTGTCTTTTGACCAAATACGACAACACCTTCATTTGGGAAAGTAGCTAATGGATTAATATTCGCATTATATAGTTCATCTCTCTCTTTCGAAGTTAAGTGTTGTGCCGCTCTGCTTACTGATAGACCGGCAGTTGCAGGAGAAATTCCACCTCTTACGAAACCTGCTGGGGCAAACCAGAGTGCCGAATTTCCTTCTGTTCCGCCTAGAACGCCTAAAGCAGCTAGTGAAGCTGGTAAGAAGATTTGATCAATTGATGAATATACTGCTGGGAAATATGCTGCTGCATAAGTTGTATCTAGATCTCTATCTTTGAATGTTTCAATTGCTAATTTAACATCTGGTAGATAATCTTTTTTGTCAGCTTTATAAGATACGAATTCTGATTTGTAATCTTCTTCGATATCAACTAAGGCTATTGCATCTCCTCTTTGTTCGCAAATGTCAATCAATTCTTGTTGTAGATTGTTGTTTGTTAACCCTGGAATGCAGATAATATCTGTTTCAATAACCTCTTTGTCACTAATCGATTTTAGTGCAATTTCGACAGTATTATATGCAGTTGAATTTCTTGCATTAACATCTTCTGTCAAAACCTGATCATTGATAAAGCATTCTTTTAAGAAAATATTAAGACCATTGAAGCCGCCAAATAAAGGCATCTGGAACGCGTTACATTTAACTAGCGTATCCTTATATGTAGCACCAGTAACGGAAGAATATGAAGTGCCAGTCTTTCTTTTGCCGCTAGCATATTCAGCACCGCTTGAATTAACAATGGGAGCAACATCGTCTAATGTAAAGAAAAATGTTTCAACTCCACTAGTGTCTTCTTCTGGTGTTAATTTTGTCAAAGCATTAATTGCTAATAAATCATTTAGTGAATTACTTCCTTTTTCTAACTTTAATCCCCATCTTGTTCTAGATAATGCTTTAGCGTTTTTTGCTAACAGCGGAAGAGTTGGATATGCAACATTTGCCTTTGTTTTTCCAGTATTTCCAACAGATAATAAAGAATTAGCAAAAGAGCCAGTAGAGGTGTTTAGAGTAACTCCAGCAGGAGCCTTTGGGCCTAAGAATCCAAATGGCAATAATTCTGGTGGATCAATAGGATCGGTTGAAAACATCTCGACTCTTACTCTTGCAGATCTATTTGGATAATTGCCAATTTCCTTATATCTTTCTTCTGAATAGCTCCAATAGAAATATGTATCACCTATTACTCTTGCAATATAATTGCTTGAGTCTTGGTTTAGATTTAGATCGCTATATCTTTCTAATACTTCTTGCGAATTCATATCTCTGATTGCAACATCAAATGTTCCATATGGGTTTACATTTGGATATGGTGATACCTTAATATTTTCAATTGAGATAAAATAATCCATTTGATCTTGTTCGCCGCCGTTTAATGTAATAAACTTAAATAGCTTACTGACAGATTCAATTGAGAAATTTGCGTTGTCTGTACTCATATCTTGG